GGGGTTCTGTTTAATAACATCGTTCATATTTGGCATTATCGATTTGAACATACTATTGGTCAAATGAAACATCATCGCTGAACCACCTAACATCATGATCAATTTCACTTCTGGAGCGACATTAATCTTTGATCGGTATTTCACATACAATTCTTCGAATACACCATCATAATCATCAACATTCTCCATCACGGATTCTGACCAACCCTCAAGTTGAATCTCAAAGGGATTGTACCGCTTATTGAGAAATTCCAGTCCGGTCACACACGCTACAAGCATTCGTCTGGAAAACCGAACTGACTGTTCAACATCTATACTGTAAGTGATACGCTTTACTTCGGTACGGAGTTCGTCGACGTTTGAATAAGCATTCAATCGTTTGTTTACAGCAAATCCCTTCTTTTCCAGGCGTCCTAATTTGTTAATTAGATCCGCCTTTTCTTCATCGATAGAAGAATACCCTTTGGAAGGTTTTTCTTCTTCGTCCTGACCTGGACCTGATCCTGGTCCATAGTCCTCACCGTCATCGAAAAAATTACCATCTTCTTCACCATAATCAATTTCTTCATCTGGAGCCGTAGCGTTTTGGTTCGTCTGTTTATTAGGGTTTACGAAAGCATCCATACTTTCTTGTCGCTCTGATGTTTGTGGTGGTGGATTATAAACATTACGACTTGGTCGGGAAACACGCTGGGGTTTGGGAGCAGAAACTTCAATTTCATCCATGATGGCCTGTTCATCTGCATCCAATTTCATAACACTAGTATGTCCTCGATCGAGTACAATCTCTTCGTCCATCTACTCTTTATACAGAAACTAAAAAAATAATCTTTAACGCGGTTTAAAAAAATGTTGGTTCATTATAAAATGTTTACTCTGAACCGTGTCAACCGTAACGCCATTATGATGATAGTTCTGCTTCTCGTATTTATTTCGGCACTCGGTGCTTTCAGGACAAGCGCGTTTCAAGCTATGCCAATCACAACCAAAACTGTGAGTGACCAATCCATTTTCGATTTACCAGTTGATTTGAAATGTACCGCGGGTTCGGGTAAGACTGGTAGTCCATACTCAAAGGGTTTAACTCCAGGGGGAGTATGTGGTGCCCAAAAACTTGTCTCTGAGCAGGCTGGGTATGATATCACAGGTGGGATTGGTGGATCTTTAATCTAAGTTAATACTATATGGCATTAATTACAGCCCCTACTCAATTGATTCCTGATCTTCAACATGAATATCATACTGTGACTATTGATACTATCGGACAAACAGCTTCCAATGCTTTCACGTGTCATCTTCAAAATCCACTAAAAAATGTTGTCCAGGCTAAACTATTGGCTGCTAACATTAATACGACAGTTGCTACGAAACACTGTTACGTTTCCATAGAGGAACTTGATAGTATTTTCACAGAACGTGCCTCCAATGAACCAAATGGTCAAGCCGCTACAAGTATCGTTCGCAATTCATTTGCGAGTATCATAGGTGACGGTACAGCATCGTTCAATTTCAAAGATAATTATCCCCTTGTGACACAATATGTCAATCCGATCCGTAGCATTGATCGTTTCACTGTAAATATTAGAAACCAAACTGGTGTACCTATTACACCAGCTAGTCCCGCGAAAAATAATTTTTTAGTTATTCGATTCGTGTGTAGAAAACCCAATTTGTAATTTTCTCTCGTTAAAGTAGTATACCATGTCTGCTGGTGTTGTTCAATTGATTGCCATCGGTGCTCAGGATGAATATATTGTGGGTAACCCCGAAATATCTTTCTTTAGTTCAACCTTCAAAAGACATGCTAATTTTTCACAGTCCATCGAAAAACAAACAATCCATGGAGGGGTGAAAAACAATTCTATGTCCAGTATTCAATTTGAAAGAACTGGCGATATGTTAAGCTATGTGTATTTTACACTTGATGACACGACTCAAGCACTTGATGTCCAACGGTGGGACACTATCATTGATAAGGTGGAGTTATATATTGGTGGTTCTCTAGTAGACTGCCAAGACTCAATCTTTACTGAAAAGATTGCTATCGATACATTCGCACAAAATGTATCAAAAAGTGCGAATGGTACACACCCAGGTGTATCTGCACGTTCCTATTTTTACCCCCTCCGGTTCTTTTTCTGTGAAGGGCCACAATGTGCTTTACCTCTCGTTGCATTGAACTATCATAATGTCGAAATCAGGATTCATTGGGCTACAGCAGCATCGAACTATAATGTAGAATGTTTCGCCAATTATTACTACCTTGATAACGAAGAGCGAGGTAATATTGCATCACGAAAACACGATCTTCTCATCACACAAGTTCAAAAAAATATTCCATCCGGAGAATTAATTCAAGATTTAACATTTAATCATCCCGTGAAGTACCTAGCATCTTCAGATACAACCACTGATGGTGCTCTCACCTCACCTACAAATAAAGTAAAATTAAATATAAATGGTCTAGATGTTAGTAATTATAGATGGGGGAAGCCACACTATATAGACGTCATGAATTATTACCATACAAACTTTGTAACATCTCCAGATTTCTTTTTGTATTGCTTCTGTCTTTCTACAAGTTCTCTTCAACCCACGGGAACTCTAAACTTTAGTCGTCTTGCTTCCGCTAAAATCATGAGTGAAAAGATGCTTATTACACACCCCATATACGCAGTCAACTATAACATATTACGTATAGAGAATGGTATGGCAGGCCTTCTTTACGCGAATTAAAATACCAGACTATATTAAATGGTCAAGAATTTGCCGACGGTGGAGAGATCCACTAAAATTAGATTTGGTAAAAACGCTATAGAGGATCAGGCAGAGAATACCATTGTTTTTAACGCGAGTAATACAGAATTACAAGCTACTCAATCTGGTGCTGTATACCTGACCCCTATTCGTTTTAGAGAAGACTTTTCAGATCCTGAAATTGTACTTTTAATGTATGATAAATCAACGGGTGAAATAACTGAATCTGGATCAAGTGCCTCTACAGCTGTAGAACCCCCTTTCCAATCCGTGTCAGGATTTGGTAACACGACGACTTATACAATGGAATTTAATAACCCAACCACATCTTTTTTTGCCTTGTCCAATGCAGAATTTTCGAATACCATATCAATTGGATCACTCACTCAGGATTTTATCCCTATTGTTGGATCGAATAAGATGCTAGAAGATTCTAAAATCAGACTTAATAATGGATCTACAGTAATCAATTCAAATCTGGAAGTTGTGGGAGATATAACATTCAGTGGTAACTCTTATGTTATAGAATCACAAAGTTTAAATATCAAAGATAAAATTATAGGTATTTCTAACAATAATCCAAGTACTAATTATGATGGAGGTTTGATAATTGAAAATGTGGGACATAATGTGGGACTTATTCATCATGGGGACGAAGATAGATTTTCAATGGGATATACACAAAATGTAGCAAGTGATAATCATATTTTACATGATAGTAATGTCTTTTTACTCGACGTTCTAGGAAATTTACAAGTTCAAAATAATATTACTGTAACCGAAACGGGAACATTTGACCATCTTGTAGCAGATTCTATAACAATTAAAACAGATTCATTTCATGTAGATTCTTCAACATCCAATGTTGGTATAGGAACTAGTACACCCGCATTTAATTTAGATGTACACGGTACTTCGAATGTTGGAACACTTACAGCCCTATCTGGTGCATTCACTGGTCCAGTTTCGGGTACGAGTTATACGGGTGGTGAGATTTCAGGAACCACGGGTACTTTTACGGGTGGAATTACTGGAGCAAGCTACGCGGGTGGTGAGATTTCAGGAACTACCGGAACCCTTTCAAGTACTCTTTCAAGTGGTGCATTAACGGCGACGAGTGCCCAAATAAATGGTGTAGTTAATACAACTGGAAATCTCACAGTTAACACAGACGCTATATTCGTTGATGCCACTAACAAAAAAGTAGGTATAGGAAAGACTCCTACCGCAAATCTAGATGTCGTTGGTAATATCAACTCCTCCACAGGAATTATAAGTGCATCTGGAGGTATTACAGCAACGACAGGTCTGTTCTCAGGTGATGGTGGTCTTATATCTAACGTACAGGTCTCGAGTGTAACAGGAGATCTTGCATTAGGAACAGCTACATCCGGAGACTACGTTCAATCTATGTCCGGTGGTGATGGTATCACTGTAACCAGTGGATCCGGTGAAAGTTCCACTCCGAGTGTTGCGGTCGATCTGAAAGCGAATGGTGGTCTCGTTATTGAAAGTACGGAGGTTGCCGTCGATCTTAGTGCTTCAGCTATAACAGGAACCCTCGCAGTTGCTGATGGTGGTACCGGTGTTACCACGAGTACGGGGTCTACAAATGTCGTATTATCTGATAGTCCTACACTCACTGGAACTTTGACTGCCGCTACTGCCGATTTTAGTGGTGACCTGTCTGCGGTGGGAGGAGCATTTTCTGGTGCTGTGACGGGTGCGAGTTATAGTGGTGGGGCAATTTCAGGTACAACAGGTACTTTTAGTGGGACACTTTCAAGTGCTGGTTTTACCGCAACAACTGGACAGTTTAATGGAACCTTAGCATCCACAAATGATTTTACTGTAGGTGTAGATAAACTAGTCGTAGATGTGTCTACTTCAAGTGTAGGTATTGGAGTGGATTCACCAGCTTTCAATTTAGATGTTAACGGCACAGCAAATGTTGGAGTATTAACAACAACAAAGGCTGCGACGTTTGGTGCTACAAAAACATTCGTGGTGAGAGCAGACGGTGGAGCGTATTACATTGATGATGTTATACGCAAACCCCTCGTATTCCATGAAAACCAGACGTATATTTTCGACTTATCTCATAGTAGTCTTGCCGGTTCACCCGGTCACCCTTTCTCATTTTCGACTGGGGGTACCGACGGTAGTGGGGTGGCGTATTCTGCTGGTATAACATCCTCGGGAACTGCGGGAACTGCAGGCGCAAAGAAAACATTTGTCGTTCCACCGAGTACGACTTCACCCATTTACTATTATTGTAGTGTACATGGTGGTATGGGAAGTACTATTACTATCGCGACGACCCCAGAGGTAATTGTGTCCGGAAACCTGGACACTGTAACCGCGACCCTGTCAGATGATCTATCTGTAGGTGTCGATAAGCTATTTGTAGACGTTTCTGCTTCTGGTGTAGGTATTGGAACTACAACACCCGCTTTCAATTTAGATGTACATGGTACAGCAAATGTTGGTACATTCACAGCCACGACAGCAAATCTCGGTGGATTGACTACCACTACAGGAACTCTCACAGATGATCTAATCGTGGGTGTCAATAAATTAGTTGTAGACGTTTCTGCTTCTAGTGTAGGTATTGGGACCGCAACACCGGCGTTCAATCTAGATGTTCATGGTACATCAAATGTTGGTACATTGACTGCCACAACAGTAATTGTAAATTCAGATATTTCATCGACCAGTGCTACAACAGGATCGGTGATTGTAACTGGTGGTATAGGTCTTACAGGTAATGTATACGCTAGTGGTAATGTTTATGCTCAATCAGAACAGGCTGGTCTCTCTCATTTAGGACGAGCTAAAATAGGTTTCGATGGTACTAACACCGACGAAGCGGCTTACTCACATGAAGATTATATGAGTAGTACGGCATATGCGTTAAAACAAACCGCTACTTCGGGTGATACACATCTAAATACTCCAACTGGTGGACATATTGGTTTCAGTGTAAATAATACCGAAGTGGGTAGATTCACTGGCCTAGGTGATTTCCTCGTTGATACTGACACCCTCTATGTCGATGCTTCCCAACATTGTGTGGGTATAGAAACGACAACACCCCACGCAAATCTCCATGTATCAGGTAACGTATACGTCACGGAAGAGATTACATCAGCTACCAATGTTAACGCGGCTAAGGTTTACTCAAGTAGTGGTATGGTAATTAACACAGGTTCGGCGTGTAAGAAGTTTTATAGTTACAAGGGGACGATCCCTAATGGTATAAGTGCATCGGATGCAGCTATAAAACTCACATTTTCAACTAATATTTTTTACGCTAAAATCGTTGCCCACTTGATTGAAGCAGATAATGAATTTAGTAATATGTCATTAGAAGTTGGTGGTGGTCATAGAGATGGTGATAATTCACCTACACAACTCGCAATCGCAACTGGTTCTATATCAGTCTTTGGTAATACAAGTACCAATCCATGGGATACACAAGTCGCAACAACAACGACTACAGTAACACTCAAACCATCCACTACCACTAGTACAACGGATAGTAATTCTGGAAATGTTGATTATAATTTATTCATCGAATATATTTCACCCGATTCAACAACTGGTAAATTGGCATCTATACATGGTTACTCCGGTAGTTCGGCTGATCAAGAATTGGTAACTTTCAACTATTAAAATATATTTAGATATAAATGGATAAAATCCGTGATATTGAAGTGGAAGAGTACGACTTCGAATTTGTGTCAACAAATCCTAATATATATGACCAATCTTTATTACAGACACACGAAGTTTTTAAAAAAATGAATCCACCGATTTCTTGTGAAACCAATGGTCGTTTAATAAAAATGAATACTCCATGTAAATATATTAGGGAAAAATTTAAAGTTATTTTCCGTGATCATGGAGAATTTATTGTACAAGAAGTTATTGATGAATCAAATTTTACAATAGTGATACCTTCAGATTTACCAAAAGATGTTATATTAGAAACTATTAGTACTAACAATGTAAAAGTAATTAAAAAAGAATATAGAGATGTGCTATCCATTTATGCCATCAAAGAACTTGATAAAGACATTCGAGATACGAAAAATGAACTTGATAAAGACATTCGAGATACGAAAAATGAACTTAATAAAGAGATTCGAGATACCACAAGCAATATTGTAACAGAGATTAAATACAGAACACTGAACTCCAGGATCAGTATGTTAGAAAATATAATTGTATCACTTTGTAAACGTATAGAAACAATAGAAAAAGTATAAACTAATGATAGATGAGCAGTGACATTAACGTTCAAACATTCTCAGGGAAGGTTAATATTACAAGTAATTTATTAGTGGGCTCCTCACACCTCTTCGTAGACACCATAAACAATAGGGTTGGTCTTGTCACCACCACACCCGATGCGGGTATCCACGTAAACTCAAATGCCTATGTACACACAAACTTTAGGGTTGGGTCAGGGATCGTGATGAATGATACCACGGGGCGTATCACTGCTGGATCCTTCGTGGGGGATGGGTCGGGTATAACCTCTGTCAACTCCGATAGTGGCTCTTGGGTCAATGGCACCGATGTAGTCTACCTGTCAACTATAGGGGATAAAGTGGGGATTGGGACGGTGAGTCCTTCTAGCATTTTTAATACATATGGAGGTGGATTATGGGATGGAACTGACCATACATCTAAAGTGTGTGCTACTTTACAGGTAGGTCGTGGTTCGGGTGCGGGTGCATCGACACAAGACGCTGGAACTGGTGCAATTTTGGAATTCAGACACCATAGTGATTATAGGTTCGTAACAGTCGAAAGTGTAAGTGAAGGAAATTACAGTAGTGAAATAGGAATCCGGTTCAAAACGATGGATGCAACCTCTGGTCCGGAGGAACGTATGCGGATAGACGCACACGGTAACGTCGGTATTGGGGTGACGACAGTAGATTCTGGTATTAAATTACAGGTAAATGGTGTTGTTAAAGCAACTGGGTTCACAGGAATTCAAACCAGTGATGTACCAGAATTAGCCGCTGGTAAGATCACCTCAGGTACATTCCACGTTGACCGTATTCCATCACTTTCAGCATATGCGGCACTAGCTGGTTCTACGAGCCAAGCTTTCTCTGTGAGTACTCTCACAACCAATGGTGACGTCGGGGTAACTGGTGACATCGGGAAGAATTGGGGTACTGGTCGATTTATCATGAACTATGACGATAGTTATCGCCAGGGAATCCACTTCAGCACAGCAGATCGCATTATGAGTTTATTTTCAACCACGAACGATAGTGGGGGGGCAATAGCCTTTAAGACGAGAGGGGGGACAGGTTCAGGTGATACAGATTACGGGACAGAGAGAATGCGAATAGACAAAGACGGCAACGTCGGGATCGGGACGACGGATCCGGATTACACTTTGGATGTGAATGGAACATTAGGACAAAATGGTCAGGAAATCTACGCTCAGCGTCGCTGGGAAATTGATTTAACGGCACAGAATAATACTAGATTTTACCCAATTGAATTCAAACATCCAGTTCTTGAAGGAACGCCGGATTTACCTGACATGCACCCAGTTCATTTCAAAGTATTCGGTGAATCTTTAAGTGGCGGTGACCCTTATAACGAAAATACATTAGTGGGCTATGCTAGGGCTAGTGGCTGGACAGATCACGAATCCATGTATGATGTTCATGTAAAACGGTATTCTGGTGGCGAAACACGATTTCAAGGACTTTATGAAGGAACTGGGAATTACGTAATTGGTTTTGTGATTTATATGCGTGGTGGGTACAGGTATTCTGCTTTAACTGACGCATCTGAAGTTGTCACACACACTTCAATATTCACAAATGGTACATCTACTTTTGCCCTTAAAAATTCGAGTGGTGTTGATGCTTATGGAACTTCTACAAGTATCGGCCAATTAGTCGATATTGCAGGATCGACACAGAAAGATCAGCGTTGGATGAGTGGTAATCTAAATATAGATGGGACAGTTACAGCACCCACTTTTAGTGGGGCACTTAGTGGAAACGCCACCACGGCGACAACTGCTGGGAGTATAACGTCTCAGGCAAATTCTGCTACAATCACAGCAACTTCGGCAAATACAGGAAATCAAATTTGCCAGAGA